GAAAAAGATTATAGAGAAACTGGTGGCTTTGTACCTATTGGTGAGTATGAAAAAAAAGATGATGTCCCAGCTAGATTAAGTTTAAATGAATTTGTAATGACAGCAGATGCTGTTAGAGGTGCCGGAGATGGAAATATAGACAAAGGCGCTGAAAAAATGTATAATCTTATGAGTAAATTAGAAGCCGAAAACGACCAACCGCAAGGCTTAGATGGCGCACGTAAAATGTTTCAAACATCACAAAGATTAGAGGAAGTATTATAACATGGCCATTACAGAAACTCGTACGCGTCCACCACAGTTTATTGAAGATATAGGTGTTGATCTAGCACAAAACTTGGTAGCGTCTACAGGTGTACCCACAGTATCAGTTGGACTTACTGGAATATCACAAAGACCGGGAGAAGATCCAAAAGATTTTGCAGCAAGACAACAAGCTGCTAGACAATTTGAAACTAGACAACAAAGTTTAGCGGGCCTTGCACCAACAGTTGCAGGTCAAGATGCATTACAATTACAAGCTGCACAATTAGCAGGTTCAGGTGTTGGATCGTATCAACCATTTATAAATCAAGCACAACAGCTTACAGGAGCTGGTGGCGGAACAGGTGCAGGTTCTATTCAAGAATACATGTCACCATATCAAACACAAGTAATTGATGCATCACTTGCAGAGTTTGACAGAAACGCAGCATCAAACAGACAAAGAATTAGAGATCAAGCAGTAGCATCAGGAGCTTTCGGTGGTGGTAGAGAAGGTGTACAAATGGCTGAGTATGATTTAGGAAGTGACAGAGAAAGAGCTTTACTACAATCAGGATTATTACAACAAGGATTTGGTCAAGCACAAGCAGCAAGACAACAAGACTTTGGTAATCAACAAGGTCTAGCTCAATTGTTACCACAATTACAAAGAGCAGACATTTCAACATTAGGATCAGTGGGCGCAGTTCAACAGGCACAACAGCAAGCTACAGAAGATGCAACAAGAGAAGCAGCAAGGCAGGCTACTTTCTTACCTCAAGAAAATTTATCTAGATACGCAGGTCAAGTTGCAGGACTAATGGGTGGTTACCCTGGTCAAACAACACAAAGCTTTGTGCCTAATCCTAGTCCATTGCAAACAGCAATAGGAGCAGGTTCGGCATTAGCAGGAATTTTTGGAGCACTAAAATAAGATGGCTAACAGAGTATTAAACAGACCAATGTTTAGAATGGGTGGTACACCTAGACACGAGTTTCAAGAACAAACTTCTGGAATTCTATCAGGACTTGACGGACCAAAACTAAACGCATCAAGAACAGGTATGAAAGATGGTGGTACATTTGCAGAATTAATTGAAGCACAAGACAAAGCTAGTAAAGCATATTTAGGTGAAGACGATTACAAAGCATCAGCAGGTATGCCTGGATCTGCATCTAGTGCATTAATGAACTTTGGTTTAAATTTACTTGCACAACCTGGTGGTAATTTAGCAGGTGCGCTTGGTAAAGCGGGATCTCCAGTATTAAAACAATTTCAAGCAGCTAGAGAATCTGAACGATTAGATAAAAGAAAATCAGAACGTGATAGAAAAAGAGATGTTCTAGATAGAGCTGCAGATATATTTGAAACTCAAATAGAAGCTGGTGCTGAAGCTGGCAAAGATAATAGATTTGCTTTTGAAGCAACACAAGACACAATGAAAAAACTTCAGGGTGATGAAATAGAAATCAACTCTAAAATTGAAGAATTAACAGCAAAACAAACTGATGGTACAATTACTGATGAAGAAATTGACATATTAGAAAAGAAAAAAATTGATAAAGCAAATAACGAAGAGTTACAAGTTTTAATTACAAAAGAAAAAAAATCAGATCCTGTTGCTGAAGCAATATTAAAAGGTGTTGCAAATGGTGTGTTTACTTTTGAAGATTACAAAGCTTATAAAGAAAGTGGTGAATATCCAAAAGGTATGAAAGATGGTGGTAGAGCAGGTTATCAAGTAGGCGGAGAAGTTGTAGAAGAAGTTGCGTCTATGACAGAAACTGCACCAATGTCTCCTGTTGCTCAAAACCAAAATCAAACACAAGATTTAACTTACGATGAATTAAGATCAAGATTACCAAGAGAGATTACAGATGATGTTGTGACTTTAATTTCTACAAGCAAAGCTGCACTTTCAGATTTTGCAAATATTCAAACACAAAGAGATGTAGATAATTTTAATCAAATGTATAATGTAAACTTGGTCCTACCACAGGAGGATTAAAGTGGAACCTTTTCAGCCAAAAAAAACAGAAGACGAATTAGTTGGTGAAGTTTTATTAGAAAAAGCCATCAAAAGAAAGTTAAACAAACCAAGAAAAGAAGTTAAGTTTACTTGGGAAGGTTTAAAAAAAGCTATACCTCTTCTTTCAACAAATCCATTTGATCCATTAAAAGTAAAAAGAATACAAGAATTATCTGAAGGTAAAGATTTACCTAAAGAAAAAGATTACATAGAAGGTTTTGAAGAAATAGAAAGATCTTTGTATGGCGGTGTACAAGATCTAGGATATTCTATAGGTGATTTAGTTACAGCAGGAATTGATTACGCTTTTGATACAGACTACGTTTCAAAACTAGATGAAGTATACGAAGAAAATAAAATTAAAGATCCTGAAACTTTAGTTGGTGAGTTTGCAAAACTAGGTGTGCAGTTTGGTATACCTGGAGGTTTAGTATTTAAAATAGGTGGTAGAGCTAGAGCAATTGCAAAAGGTAAAGACGCTGTAAGAAAATTATCTAAAGCAGAAAAGGCAACACAGATTGCTAAACGTGCAGGATACATGGCCGGTGCTTTTGGAGCTACAGATTTTCTAGCAGCTTCACCGGAGATGGATACTTTATTTATAGAGAAAGAAAGTGAAAAAGGTAAGAGCGGTAGAGATTTAGCAGCAACAAGATTTAAAAATAGATTAAGATTTGCTGCTGAAGGTACATTAATTGGTGGCGGTTTTTCTTTGATGGGTAAACCTATGGCAGTAGGTTTAAAATATGGATTATTTAAACCAGGTGCGTACGTGGCTGGTATGGGTTTAAAAGCTGCAGACGCAGCAGTTGTGAAACCTTTGTCTTTTGTTCTGTCTAGAACTCCTGAGTTAGCTAAAGGTGTGCGTGGATTACGTAATGTTAGTGCATACACAACAGAAAAAATAATGAATCCAATACTTACAAGAAATTTAAAATTTGAACAGCTACCGAAGTTTGATGATTGGAGATTGTTTTCGGTTGCAGATTCAGATCCATTAAAAAAAAGATTAAAAAAACTAGATAATTTTTTAGCAAAATTTAGATCTGTAGGAGAAAAAACAGGTTTAGGTTTTCAATTAACATCAGAGGCTAGAAGAGAAATAAAAGCTAGATCAAGAACAATAGAAAAATATTTAGAATCTTTAGAAAAGAAAGCTTACAATTTAGCTCAAGCAAATAAAGCTTTGTACAATACAAAGACTACATCACCTGCAAGCCAAGATTATTATCTAGATCAAGTATTATCTTATTTAAAAGGTCAAAAAAAATTAGATGCATTACCTGACATATTAAGAAATAGTGCGTCATCTTTAAATAAAGAATTAGTAAAAACTAAAAAAACTTTTGCAGAGTTATTACCTGATAAAGAATTAAAAAAATACATGTTAGATAATTTAAAAACTTACATGCGTAAATCTTTTGCTGTTTTTACTAACCCTGAATTTGCTCCTGATAAAAAAACTTTAGATGGGGCTATTGACTACGTTGTAAAAAATGTTGTCAAAGCAAATAAAACAGAAAGACTTACTGCAGCAGGTCTTCCTGGTAAAGCTACTGCAGCACAAAAAGAAAGAGCTTATGCAGAACAAATTGTAAAATCTATTTTACAATCAGGTAAACAAAACAACAGTGATCCTTTACAATTATTAAAAAGTATATCTAAATACGATTTAAAATCTGACAAAATAATTAGAACGGGAGAAGAGTTACCAGATGCAATTAAAAAATTATTAGGTGAAGAAAATAATTTAAAATCATCTGTGTTAACAACTACCTCTCATGCAATTACACAATCAGTAAACAAAAGAATGTTAGATAAACTAGCTAAACTTGGAACTGATGAAGGCTGGTTGTACAAGTCAAGAGAAGACGCAGTAGCCAGAGGCATATTAGATGCAGGTAAAAGTCCTGTAGGTAAATTAAAAGGACTAGGTTTATTACAAAGTAATATGTCAAAATTATATGGGTCTAACCAAGTTATGAATGCATTACGTGGCACACCCGGAAAATTAGATGGCTTTATACAAAGTGATATTTATAGAAATTTATTACAATTAAAAGTTGCTACACAGTTTGGTAAAACTGTTCTTTCACCTGCAACACAAGTTAGAAACGTAACTTCGGCTAGTATGTTTCCATTAGCAAATGGACATATAGGAGGTAGAGCATCTGTAACTGAAGCATTAAAAATGACACTCGATGATATATTTGGTGCAGGTAAATTAATTAATGAAGAAGCTTTTATAAAAAATTTAGAAGATAAAATACGTCTTGGTGTTATTGATGAAAACATTGTGGCCTCAGAATTAAAAGCTGTGCTACAAGATATTAAAGCTGGAGCTAAAGTTAAAAGTATGGATAGTTTATTAAATAAATTATCTAATACAAAGATGATGAAAACAGCTACAAGAATATATGCTGGAGGTGATAACCTTTGGAAATGGTATGGTCATGAGTATGTAAAATCACAAATGAAAAGTATGTATAATAAAGTAGATGATATTGCAAAATGGACCAAGGAAATAACTGGTAGAGAGTTTCAAAAATTTGATACGTTTACAGGTAAGTTAAAAAGTTTTGATCAAGCAATAGATGAAGCAGCTGCATGGCAAATTAGAAACACGTATCCTACATATAGTAAAGTTCCAGAGTTTGTACAAAATATTAGAAAGTTACCTTTTGGTAACTTCGTATCGTTTCCTGCGGAAATGCTTAGAACAACAACAAATATTTTAGATATTGGAATGAAAGAAGCTATGTCTAGTAATCCTTTGTTAAGACAACAAGGATACAGAAGATTAATTGGTGCATCAATTGTATTAGGTGGAGCTAACGAAGGTGCTGGTCAAATAGCTCAAGCACTTACTGGTGTTAAAGAAGAACAAATTGATGCATATAAAAGAAGTTTATCTGCACCTTGGAACTCAAGAGCAACTATTATACCTATTAATAAATGGAAAGACGGAATCGGTAAAGCTATTAACTTTTCTTATTTTAGTCCGTACGATGCAGTAACACAACCATTTACTGCTGCTATCAAAACATTAGAAGAAGGGAAAATGACTAATCAAAAAAGAGGAGAAATTCTTTTACAACAATTAAGTCCATTTAGTGATGGGTTTGTCGGTAAATTAATTGAACCATTTATTTCAGAAGCTATCGCTTTAGAAAGAATAACGGATGTATTACCAGCAGGATCTTTAGTTGGTGGTAGAAGTGGTAGAACAAAAACAGGTAGTATGGTTTATTCTCCAACAGATTTAGCAGGTGAAAAAGTTCAAAAAAGTTTTATACATTTTTTAAAAGGTGTTGAACCTGGAGTTGTTTCTACAGGTAGAAAAATAGGAGACGCAATAACTGGAGACGTAAGTAGAGGTGGGGTGCCAAGAGATTTAAGAGATGAAATGCTAGCTTTGTTTTCTGGCATTAGAATAATAAATGTCGATGTGCCTAGAACAATGCAATATAAAATTACAGAATATAATAAAAATAAAAGATTAGTTACTTCAACAGAAAAATTATTTAGTTTACAGGATTATAAAACAAGAGGTCCAGAAGTTTTACAAAGAGAATTTAGAGACATACAAGAAGAAAATTTAAGAATTAACAAACAGTTTCATCAAGTTGTTAAAGATGCAATAGAAGTTGGTGTACCAAAAAGACAATTGTTTTTACAATTAAGAAAAAGAGGTTTGTCTATAAGAAATGCAATGGCAATTTTAAAAGGTAGAAATATTCCTTACTCTGGATACAAAGAACGTATGATGAAAAGAGTTAAAGATGCACAAAAGATTGGTAAAGAACAAGGTGAAGGTGACGTTAATGGATCATACTTTTTTCCAAGAAGAGAGTTTTTAAAAATTGAAAGAGAGTATAGACAAAAATCTTTAGATCCAGAAGCACCAGTTAAAAGAGGTATCATAGATGGTGTTATGGATTTGTTTAGTGAAAGAGTTACACCACAAGGTGAAACAGTTCAAACAGCACAAGTACAAGAGATAAAAACACCACCATTACCAGGCACACCTATGCCAAACGTTAAGACTGCAGCGGCAAATGTCAACCCTATTACGAACTTGACACGTACACAAGAAGCTTTACTATCACCAGAAGAAAAAATTATAGCGAGCAGAACATAATGCCAAGTGGAGATAAACTAAACCCTAAAACTACAAGAGAGCATTTACTCTCTATTTATGGATATATTACAGGTTTAAAGAAAGACGTTAAACATATGCATGGAGGTATTCACGATTTGGGCGGTAAGATAGACAAGATCTATTGGGTGTTATTGGGTACTGTTGGGGCAGTATCACTTCTGCTATTAGAAAAGGTATTAGACAAAGGTTGGTTTTAAAATGCAGCTTTCAAAACATTTTACTTTAAGAGAGATGACAAATTCTATGACTGCGCAACGTAAGGGCATAGACAACACACCAGGAGCAGGTGAGATTAAAGCTTTAGGAGATCTGTGTTATGAGGTCTTAGAGCCACTTCGTGCACATTTCGATAAACCGGTCACGATTACATCAGGATACCGCTCAGAGGCGCTCTGTGAGGCTATAGGCAGCAAAAAAACATCGCAGCATGCCAAGGGCCAGGCGGTCGACCTAGAAATATTTGGCGTGCCCAATATTAAGACAGCTTACTGGCTACAAAATAACGTGGACTTCGATCAATTAATAATGGAGTACTACGACAAAGACGACCCCGCAGGGGGCTGGGTCCACATATCTTATCACGAATCAGATTCAAACAGAAAACAAGTTCTTACTTTCGACGGAAAAAAATACAGCGAAGGCTTACCAGATATGGAATGGAAAGACGGCAAAGTCGTAGGTTAAATCCATTCTTTTAATTCTTCACCTAAAACTTGCGATGCTATGTTTATTTTTTTACGTAATGATTGTACAATTTTTTCATCTACAGTATCTTCAGCAATTAAATCAACATAAGTTACCGTTTTTTTCTGTCCTATACGGTGTGCTCTGTCTTCTGACTGTAATCGTTTTTCTAGGTCATATCCATTAGAATAGTAAATTACGGTGTTTGCAGCTGTCAAAGTAATGCCATAGCCGCCCGTAGAAGGCGTTCCAACCATAAACCGACACTTAGGGTCGTCCTGAAATTTCTTAATATTAGGTTGTCTTTCTTCTTGAGGAGTGACTCCATAATAATCAACAATGGACCCCGGACCATAAACTTTATTAACTTCTTCTATAATACTATTTACATCACGTTGCCAGTGAGCCCAGATAATAGCTTTGCCTTCTGTCTCTTCTAACACATCCATAAGTTCTTTTAATCTATTACTACTAACACCTTGAGTAGTACCATCGTCAGCTACAAAGTGGCCACAAGTTATTTGTTGTAGACGCATTAGTTGCGTCAACACAGTTAAGGTAGATGCAACTTTACCATTCATGTGTGCAATGGCCTGCTTTTTCATCTCTTCATAAATCTTACGTTGATCTGGTGTCAATGCTATATGACGTTTAACAAATACTTTGTCTGGTAAATCTAGACAATCTTCTTTTAATACTCTGTAAGAAAAATTTTTAAGAGTTTCTGATAGTTCGTTTAAGTTTTGAAATTTGTGTACAACTTGAATAGATCTACCTGATAGATGTAACGTTTTCATTTCTGCATATCTATTACGAAACGCGTAGTAAGAAGTAAAATCCAATATCCACGGATCCAGGAACTCACACTGCGTGTATAAATCTAATGGGTTTTTAGTAACCGGAGAACCTGTCATGATTCTTCTGTACTTTGACATACGTCCTAGTTTAATTATATTTTTAGTTCTTCTGGCAGAAGGTGTTTTAATTGTAGTAGACTCATCAATGGCCATCAATGTGCTGTGTGAGTTTAAAAATTTAGCTGCAAAATCTACACCTTTTTTAGTTGATAAAGCTTCTACATTCATAATTAAAATATGAAGTGCTGTTCCTATTTCATACAATGTTTCTAATTTTTCTTGTTGTTTTTTTGTAATGTTTGACTGCCACAATACGGTCACATTCTCTATATGATTTGGTAAGTGAGTTGGTAGTTCTTGTTCGTACCAAGTTTTAACAACACCTTTGGGTGCAATAATTAAAGCACCATTTACTTTACCCTTATCATATAACATTGACATGTTATCGATTAATACTTTTGTTTTACCCGTACCCATTTCCATAAAGTACGCATACGTTTCTTTGTTCCATGACTTTTCTAAAGCAGTCAATTGATGCTTGTAAGGTTTTAATTTAAATTTGTAATTCATAACTTTCTACCTTGACATATAAGGTATGATGAATTATATGTCAAGTCATGAAAGCAGAAAATACAGTTTATGTTATACAGCATATTGCAGGAAGCCAAGCAGGCACTCCTAAAATAAATATTATAGGTGCAAAAGATTATGGTGATTTAGTTTTTTTGTTACCAGAATTTTCACAAATGATTTTTTCTCCTGGTCCTTTAGTTTATAAATTAAGACAAGGATTAAAAAATTTTAAAGAAGGTGATCATTTATTATTAACAGGTGATCCTGCTTTAATAGGTGTAGCGTGTTCTATAGTTTCTGATATTACAAATGGTAAATACAATTTATTAAAATGGGATAAACAAGAAAAAAAATATTATCCTATTTCAATTAGTCTATACGAGAAAGGAGAAATAGATGAGCATAAAACATAATATAAAAATAAAAACATTTACAGGTAGTGGGTCAATTAATTTTGAAGAAGACCAACAAGATGCAATGAAAAAGACTGACAACATACAGTCTCTAGCAGATCAAGTTGAAAGATTAGAATCTTTAAATGCAAGACTTGCACTACAAGAAGACAATTTAAAAAATATAAAAAAAGACATTGAAAGATTATCAGGTGAGGTCATACCAACCATGATGTCTGAAATGGGTTTAGCTGAATTAAAACTTGAAGATGGATCACATCTAAAAGTTTCTACGTCATACAAAGCGCACATAACAGAGGCGAATAAAGAGATGGCGTTTAACTGGCTTCGTGACAATGGACTAGGAGATATTATTAAGAATGAGATCTCGGTGTCTTTTGGTCGTGGCGAAGATAACAAGGCAGCACACTATGCTGAACTTGCGAAGGGTCAAGGGCTTTCACCGACACAAAAGTTGAAGGTGGAGCCTATGACTCTGAAAGCGTTAGTCCGTGAGCGTATTGAGGCAGGTAAAGAAATGCCAACGGAAATCTTCGGGGTGTTCTCGGAGAATAAGACAACAATAAAAAGGAACAAATAACATGAACCAAGTAACAGAAAAAAAGAATGGTGCACTGGCTACATTTGATATGGAAGCTGATGCACAACAAGGAGCCCAGAATATTTCGCAAGCAGATCTTGCGTTACCATTCCTAAAAATTTTGGGTCAACTATCTCCAGAAGTAAACAAAAGAGATGGTAAGTACGTCGAGGGCGCAGAGCCAGGCAAAATCATAAACACTGTAACTAATCAATTGTATGATTCTTTACAGGTTATACCTTGTCACTACAAACGACAGTACATTGAATGGCAAGACAGAGGTACCAGCACTGGTGCACCTGTTGCAATTCACGAGGCAGACAGTGATATTGTAAGCCAAACGACTAGAGGCAAAGATTACAAAGATAGATTACCAAATGGTAACTACCTTGATAATACTGCTAGTCATTTTGTATTAACAGTAGGTGACACACCATCAACTGCTTTGATTTCTATGAAGTCTACTCAACTTAAAGTTAGTAGAAAATGGAACTCAATGATGATGGGTATCAAAATGCAGGGTAAAAATGGTTTGTTTACACCGCCAACTTACAGCCACATTTATAAACTATCAACCGTTCAGATGTCTAACGACAAAGGAACATGGTTTGGTTGGGATGTAGCAAAGGTAGGACCAGTTACAGATAAAGCTATCTATGACATGGCAAAAAACTTTGCAGTGAGCGTAGGTAAAGGTGAAGTACAAGCTAAACCTGAAGTTCAAGAGCAAACTAAAACATCTTTGAATTTATAATATCCTAGGTAGTGGGCGTCGAAGCGAGAGTGGAAACGCCCACTTTTAATTTATGAATGATAAGATAAATACAAAACCTATAACCTATGAAGATTGGCTTGATCTTGGTCACGTGATAATACCCACTGATCAAAAAAAGGCCAGGGTCAGTTGGAAGAAAGATGATTTTAGCCTCAAGAAAGAAGAATGGAAAAACAATCACGCAAAAGCACAGATAGCATTACGATTAGATCAACACATTGATTTGGACATAGACAACTTTGTTGTCAGAAGATTTATAACACATTATTTAAAAGACTGTGGAGCAGTTTATGGTAGAAGAAACAATCCAAACAGTCATTACCTTTGGACAGGGTCCTGCAAATTTACACAATACATATTACCAAAAAGTTTTGAAAAAAACTTTGAGAAGTTTCCACATGGTGCAACTCTTTGTGAGTTAAGAAGTGGTAAAGAAAGATATACAATAGTTCCAGAGTCACCTTACGATGACAATGGAGAAGTAGTTGAGTGGGCAGATTATACTAACATTCACGAGTATAGTGGAAATATAAAAGTTGATGTAGGTAAGATTGCTTTGTCTACTGCACTTACAATTATATATCCTTCTGCTGGGTCCAGAGATATTTACTGCACAGCAGTGGCCGGAACTTTAATTAAGAATACAGATTGGACAGCAAATGAGATAGATAAGTTTGTGCATAACATTGCAATTGAAGCTAATGACACTGAAGCTGAAAAAAGAAATGAAAAAGGAACGACAGGTAAGAAAGCAGAAAAACAATATGGGATTCCTAAACTTGCAGAAGTCTTAAACGTAGAACAAAAAGATGTAGTAAAATTATTTAGTTGGATTGGTATTGAAAACAAGACAGAAGAAATACAAGAACACGTTGGAGAAATAACAGAGTATGGAAGTGATAGATATTTTGTAAAGATATACACAACAGAAGAAGGCAAGAAAGTTGAAAAAGATATAACTGTAGAGGGACCACAGTTAATGAATAAAAAAATATTTTATAATGAAGTGATGAAACAAGCTGCAGTATTTTTACCATACATGAAAGAGATGGACTTTGAAAAAATGATGATAGCTAAGTTTGAGACTCGTAGAAAGTCACAAGATTATGATCCAGAATCTAGCGAGGACTTACGATTTATTGGTTGGTTTGATAGTTTTATTGCAGAGCACAAAGCATTTACAGACAAAAAAGAATTACATTTATTTGGTATGCCTTTTTACAATATTAAAAATGAAAGTTTAGAATTTAAATTAGATAAGTTTGATGACTATTTACAAAAGAAAAGAGTCAGTATGGCTAGGGTAGATTTAGTTTTAAAATGCAGGAACGTTTTAAAAGCAAAAAAATACAGAGGTAAATACAAAGAGCACTCTTGCTCTACATATAAAATAGAAAACTATAACGTAGATGAAACTAATTTAATTCATGAAGGTGAGTTTGAAGAAGTGACGGAGGTAAAACAAATAGAACATGAGCAATCTTAAATTTATCGTTGGTCCTCCAGGGACAGGTAAGACGCATATATATTTAAAAAGTAAATACAAAGACTTATTAAAAACTTATTCACCAGAAAAAATGATTCTACTATCACATACCAATGTAGCTGCTGATGAAATTAGAGAAGCTGTAGAAGATCTTCCTGAAATTAAAAACATGAAATTAGAAGAGAACTTTTTTGAAAATAGAATATGTACAATTCACAAGTACTGTCAAAGTAAACTAATTAAAAAATCTTTATTCAAAGATGAGGACCACATTAATTTATGTAGGATGCACAAAGAATTTAAATACCATGATGTAAAAGAAAACGTTTCAGAAGATCATGACTTTTATAAATTTGTAAAAGGTGCAATCGGCAGAGGATTAACAACTAAAGAATACTATCTTATGTTAAAACAAAAAGGTGATTTAAAAACTTACAAAGATTTAAGAATGATAAATCAAATGATTGTATGGGCTAACGATTATAAAAAGAATGAACAAGTTAGAGCTTATGAAGATATGATACAAGAGTTTAACAATCCAAATGTTAAAGTGCCTGACATAGATGTCTTAATAGTTGATGAAGCACAAGATAGTAACGTGCCTCAAAGAAAAGCTTTAGAAAAAATTGCAACCAGTGCAGAAGAATTTATTATGGTAGGAGATCCAGATCAAACTATATTTGAATGGGCAGGAGCTGATGCAGATTACTTTCATACAATATCTAAAGATGCAGAACAATTAGAAGACGGACTTAGATGTGGTAAAACTATAAACGAATTGTGTAAAAAAATTATAGCACCTATCTGGCAAGAATATGAATACAACAGAGTATGGAAGCCTGCTAAAGATATAATAGGTCATCACTATCATTTACCTGATTACATATCAGACTGCTCACACATGAGAGTATTGCTAGATAAAATAAAAAATACAAAGGAAAGTTTTTTATTTACATTCAGAGGTAACCCTTCACACAAATGGGCTAGAGCTTTTTTGTTGAGAAACGGAATTAATTTTTGTGCTGTAGGTAATTCAGCGTTTGTATCTAAAAAACAATTTGATTGTCATAAAGTTTGGCCTGACTTTGTAAAAGGTAAACCTGTATCATTACGACAAGTAAAATATTTCTGGGAGTATATGGGTATGCAAACTATCGTTAAAGGCAAAGGCAAAGAGACATTTAAAGATTGGATTGACAAAGAATATACGATTCAAGAATTAATAAATAAAAACTATTTATATGAGAAAACCCTTGAATTTACAGACTTTTTAGACACTCGAATAAAAAGCAAAATAAACGAAGAACAGGTTAAGTTCATAAGACAATTAATTAGAAATGGTGTTGATGTCGAAGAGGTAAGCAGAGTTCAATACGGAAACATACACAAAGTAAAAGGTATGACGTTTGACAATGTTATTGTTGATTTGACTGCAACAAGAAGAGAAGATTATTTTACACAGCTTCGTTTAAAGTATGTGGGTTACAGTAGAGGAAGAGTTGATTGTTGGACAATCGCATCACAAAAACAATACACACTAGGAGTACGACAATGAGTAAAGTATGGGACAAGCAGCACGGCGGGAGTCACTATCAAAAGTATAAAATTCAACCAAGTAAGTTTGTAGTTGAGAATGAATTGCTATACCCGGAAGGGTGTGCTATAAAATATATTATAAGACATCGTGACAAAGGGAAGAAGCAAGATCTATTGAAAGCAATACACTTTATAGAAATGATAATTGAGAGGGATTACAATGTGTAACACACCAGAAGACTTAGATTTAGAAGGCATAGATACAGTAGCAGTTGATATTGAAACATA